CGGCGCCCATTAACCGCTGGTAGTCAGCATCGGTAAGCTGGCTCTTCGTTGTCCCGATATTGGCAAGCTGCCCACCTGCCGCCAAACTGGCCGCACGGTCGGCATTGAACATCGACTGCGCGTTGTCGTAGGCTGCCGCCTGACCCTTGGCGTAGGTATCGCTGATGTTCGTCTGCAGGTTCCGATCTGCCTCCGCAGCCTGCACTCCAGCTTGAGCAGACCCGAAGGAACCAGAGTCTACGGCCGCGGCATTACGGCCCTTCTGCGCGATGCCTTCATTCCGCAGCATCTGGCGCGCCGCAATATCCGTTACATTGGTCGTGTACGGGTTCATGTATGCGCCAACGTCGGCTTCGGTCCAGCTCTTACCGGCAGCATTCGTGTCCGCTTCTGCCCCAGCGATATCAGGCTGCCAGTTCCCCGTCGAGGAGTTGGCAAGGCTGATCGCATTCAATGACTCTTGCGGAAGATCAGCAATGCGTTGGTCCGTGTAAGCGGTATACGGGGTCTTAGAGAGTCTGCCGGCGCCACGTTCTACACTCTTTCCCTCTTTCGTAATGTAACTTGGAAGGCTAGTATTCTGAACAGTTGTAGCCTTGCTGCCGCCTCCTCCCATCTTTTAGTTTCCCATTTCAATAGTTGACGCGACGTAACTTCCGCCAATAGCCGTAAATCCCATCCCCCTCATGAACCTGCGCATAACTTGCTCATTTGCTCCGCCATCAAGGGAGAACATGAATAGCGGGAGGCCTGCTTCTTTCGCCCGGATCAAGAGCGCTTGCATCAGCATGCGGCCCGCCCGCGTCTTCCTGTGCTTCGGAACGACGTACCAGAACGCCTGCTGTAGCGTCCATTTTGGCGACCACCATTGCCGAAGCGGAACAGCGCCGATACACCCAACTGCCTTGCCGGAGCGCTTGTCTATCGCGAGAAAGCAGAACCGGTTATTGACCACATCGGCCAGCGTGCTGAGGAGGCCGGAATCTTCCGGAAAGATCGGGACACCCTTCGCCTGCAACTCATCAAAGGCCCGCCGGCCGAGCAAAAGAATGGCGGACGCATCGAAAATCGTCGCCGAGCGGACAGAAATTTCCTGCGTGCTCACGCGGTTCGCTTCCACCCGTATGTCGCCCAGCTTACTGAATGAGCCGTCCATGTTCCTCGTCCGATGATGATTGCCGGGTCTCGGCTGTCGGTGTCGTTGGCATAGATCGACCCGACCGGGTAAATGCGATCGATCGTTTGATTGTGGGCGTCGATCAGCGCCCGCGTGATCGCTTCCGAGAGTTGGCCGCCCCATGATGGGCTGTAGTCTTTCGGAGGGATCGGTAGGACAGGTTGTCCTCTCACTGCTCGCCATCCTGCGTAACGTCGAACCGAAACGACCCGATCCGAGCGTGGTCTCCGAAGAATGCAACATCGGTGATCATGCGCGAGATCCGCATGACCTGCGCTCCATCACCAAGGGTAAATGACGACGACTCGGCAAACCACACCTCGTTCTCTCCAGCCCCCGGAATGGTGCCGGAAATCCGAATGGCGATGTGTCGCCCGCGTGCGCGAAATGCAACATTGTTGGTCGTCGGCGTGATCGAGATCGGGCCAACGTCAATCGGCGTCGAGTTCGCATATTTCCGGCAGCGCAAGGTGATCGATACTGCTCTCGGCGGCGTCCCAATGTCGTGCTCATAGAGCCACCCATCCGCGCTCGCTGCCACCGGCTGCCCTGTCGAGCCTCGGCTGATAATCGCCGTGCGCCCGAGTTCGCCCATGTCCCACGATTGATTGTCGATGCAGCACTTGACGTAGTCCGTATTCTCCCCCGTCGGCACGGTCGGGTAGAACCAGATGATCTCGCCAAACTGCGGGATCGAGCATGATACGATCTTGTCAATCTGCAGCACGTCAACCGCGGCCCATGCGGTGTCTTTGACGGTGCATGGAAGCTCGCTGACCGACGCCCCATCATAGACGAAGAACTTCCCTCGACCCCACCAGAATACCACGCCGTTATTCTCAGCGGCAGCCTTCGGAGCCAGGATCGTGCACTTTCCGGCGATCTGCCGCAGCGAATGGGAAAAGTCGGTGCCGCCGGTGTACCTGAGCCCATAAAGCGCGTCATCGGTCCAGATCAGGATTTCCGGCCCTGCCTTCAGAGCCGAAACGATCCGCGACCCTGACAGCAGCCGAAGCGTGTTTGCCGTCGAGGTGACGCCTGGCGCCCACGAAGTAAGCGTTCCTTGGTCTGGCCACTGCAACGCGAGAGAATCGCCGTCGGCACCAAAGACAATCAGGTGCCTATCTTCCGGTGACACCACGATCCCGATGTTGTTGTCAGGCGCACCTGAGAGAGTGCTGGCCCGACCAGTGAGGCCAAGGGACGGTCTCCAGCGCCAAATTCCCCCCCCAGTGTAGCAGATGATGAGATCCTCCCCCCACGGTTCTAACCACCAGATGCGGCCCGGAGTACGCCCTGTCGTTGTGCCGCCTGATCCACCCCATTTCCCGCCGCCCCATACGCCGACACCCCACCCAGCAGACCCGGTTGCCGATGCCAACCCAGTATGAATGTCCGCCTCATAGTCGATCGCACTGCCGCCGCCGGCCGCCACTGTCGAAGTTGCTGTAGTGCCAACGTCAACGACCAGCGAGTTAGGCGCGCTACCGTCGAGGACCGTCCATTCTCCATTTGGATTTATGCCGCCGAGATTGGTCGCGCCCGATATCCGAATGATATCTCCATTGCTCTCGCCGTGCCCGGAGCGGGCAATCGTCAGATGCGACGAACCGTTGACGACAGACAAAGCATCGGTAGCGAGCGTCGCACTGTCGCGCAGCGGAGTGATGTCATAGCGCTCGCCGGCACGGTAGACGTAAACTTTCTTCTCAGTCGCTGCCGCCGTTACCTTCTGCCCAGAAAGCAGCGTCCAGCACGCCATTGCCCGCGGCACGCCTACGGTCTGCTTGTAGGTGGCCTGCCGCCATCCACCGAAGTTCTGTAAGCGACCATCCCGAAACCTGATCTTATCGCCAGCGATCCAGTGCGATGCTGCATCGTGATCCGGGAAATCTGCCAGCACCCCAGGTGGAATGCTGATCGTGGTCATCGTCATGCGGTACGAACCCAGACGTATGCGGAAAATCCAGGAGGCATGTTGTTGTGAGCGCCGCCCTCTCCAGTAATTGATACCTGCTGATTCCGATAACTTGCCAGCCCACCTGGCGCATACGTTCGGCTGTTATTGACTAGAGTCCCACCCCCGTAGTCAGAGAACAATGATTCACTACCCTGTTTGTGGGCATGTGGAGGCATTTCAGGGATATTGAGAACGTGCTGGAACTCGCCGCCGACATTTTCGGCAAGTGCAATCGACCTTATCTCTCCTCGGGTATCCGTGGCCGTTCCAGCCGACATGAGGCAGCGTCCGGTACCGTAGAGGCGCCACGTTCCAAACCCGAGATACGTTGACGGGTTAGCCGGCTCGAGGGTGATCAGGATTTTCCCGATGTGGAAAATCACGCCAAGGATATTGAGGATTCGAGTCTCAACGTAGTTCTTCGTAACCGCATCTGTGGTTGATGTTGGCTCTGATAGGTTATTGATCTGATGGCTATTCATGTTGAGCGCACCGGCTAATGCGCCGCCATTTGCCGGCAGGAAGTCTACGTTGTGGTAAAAGGAAGAGACAACGCCGCCGCTTACCACAACGATCGCCCGCTCACCATGGGCGACAGTCGGGATGCCCGTCGACTGGCCAACGGCGGCAATGCTTACGGTATATGGGCCGCCAGAAGCCGCTGTGGTGCGGTTCCAGACGAAGTAGGTATGATCACGCGTCGGCACCGTAATCGTGCAGCTCTGAACCATGGTGCCGCTCAGAACGAGCATGTGGCGGTGCGCTTGGGTGCCGGTGAAGATGGTATCATCGAGCGTCACGTCGAGGCCGCTGAGTGTTAGCGCGGTCTGGCCATGGATCGCTTGTTCGACCCGGTCAAGGTTCGTGTTCGTCAGCGGCGCCCAGCTGTCCTCCTCGGTCTGCGCATCAATGACATAGAGGCGTAGGAGATCGGATGGGTTATAACTCAAAGGCCTGAATCCATGTGTTGGCGCGCATTGCGCTTCTGGTGGGCCGCCAATTCCCGGGCGTACTCGCCCTCATAGAGTGTCTTGGCATCGGCGTTGCGGTGAAACGTCTCACATTCAGCCAGGATCGCTTTGAACAGCAACTCCTCGGCGTTCGTAGAGAGCCACGTTTCGGTGACGGTCGCAGATAGGCCAGTCAGTCGAGCATCGTAAATGATCTCGGCGGTATACCCGACCGAAGGCGCAGGCAAGATCCGCCAGAGCCCGGCGCCATAGGGGCAATACCATCGCGGTTCGCCGGCGGATGCCAGCACCGGGATCAATGACTCGCACCACGACCGATCACGCAAGATCAGCGTCAGCACAGAACCGTCACCGGCAATAAGCCGTATGCGTCTCGATCCAATGAAATCGACCGGCTGAGCCAGCGTCTGCGCCGTCGGCACCAAGGCGACGCTCGCTGTCTTTACCATCGCCTCAACCTGAAGATCATCGTGTATCCGCGACTCGGCGCGGGCTATGATGTCGTCAATCAACGGATCGGTAGTGGCGACGAGCGGCGCCTCGTTGTCGATCGTATAGTAGCGGATGCGGGTGACGATTTCTGAATAGGTTGCCATTACCCGCTTGACCCGAACCTTGCGTCATTCGGCAGCCGATCACCGACCAACTCAACAGGCTCGATGTTCGGATGTCCGGCCGCGATAGCGATACTCCGCCGACCAGAGCCACACATCTTGTACCACATATCCTGGAATCGCGTTATCGATGCCCGAATGCGGAAGTCGCTCTGCATATCGATCAGCGTCACCCCGTCTCGAATGAGCTGAAAATACGGCTTCCCCGCCGGCAAGGTGCCCTCGTATTGCAGCAGATATGGTCCGGCGGCAATGTCAGCGTCCGTCACGTTATGCGTCGCCATGACGGTAGAATGATCAGGATTGACAATCCGTACCGTGCATGGTGCTTTGCAGAACGCCAACATCGAGATGATGTCTTTGCCAATCGTGCCGTTGAATCCCATCGGTCCAGCAGTCTGCGCAGCGCCAGGGGTCGCATTGTATGGGTGAAGCCGGTGTGCGCCGTAGATTACATCGCGGACGATGTTCGGCCGCTGACCGGTTCGAAAGGCATAATTGTAGTATGACGCGATATCGAGAGCCACATGCTGGTGCCCTGTTCCTGACCGAATTGGCGACTCTGCCATGTCATTCCAGGTCACCCAATGCGCCATCATGTTGTCAGTGCCGTGGGCGATCATGTACTCGCCCGTCATATAAATCTGCTTCAGGCCCTCTACCTCTTTGGCCCACCCAGACCGATGCCGGCAAGACTGCACCTGTGGCGTCATGCAGTACCAGAGCGGCAGGCTCGGCGAACTGACCGCCGCAACGCTGGCAATCTGTGCTGTCATATTGGCGATCGACCCCGGTGAATCCTTCGACCATTCGCCGATCCAGCTACCCCCTGTGCCGCCAAGCCGCATGAACTGGACTAGACCATTCGATCCTGTCGAGATGGCAGCAGAAAAGTTTCCATTGCAGAATGGGAGCAAAGCGGATGGAGCTCCGGCCGCTTCCATAGCATTGAAGAAAGAGTTCAGCCACGGGACATTGATGACCCCCGTGGTGCCGGCCGTGGGGTTGAATGCGCCAATGATGTACTTTACAGCAGAGTTCTTGAACGCCGATTTCGACGCCAGCATTCTCGTAGCGATAAAACTTGCAACTGCAGTCGGGGTATTCACCGATGGACCGTTGGCAAGGGAAGCACTATCCAGTTGGGTAATGCAGTTGAAGTTCTCTATGCCGTCACATGCTGGGTACGTATTTGTAAATAATTTTCCGTCATTCGCTGACATGTTGTAAAGTTCGTTGACGAGGCCAGTGAACCCGGCCATCCGCATCGTCCAGAACGACTCACGAGTTTCCCACACGTACCAGCCATTTGATCCCCACCGCGTCGCATCACCACCGGCCCTAATGCCGCTGCCAAATGGTGGCCGTCGAAGCCCTCGTTCCCGGCAATCACCACCATAACGATATGATGCGTCCGTTGTCGGAACGTCGGTCTCGTTCTTGTTGTATTGCTCGGCGACATTTAACTTCCCGCCAGCTGCATCGGTGCCGGTAGCGAGCATTGGGTCAATGGAACCCGTCCCGGCCGCAATAGCATAGTCTGTGCCGTGCAACAGAGCATTGACATGTCTGTTGTTAGTCAGCGCATCGAGAACACTGAGGTCAAACTCGAACGGCAAATGCGGCGAGAGGCTGAACCCGCCCGCCGGCTGCATCCTGTAACTCATCAGCTTACACCAATGCGAAGATGAGAGAGGCGCCGATGTCTGCCAGTGTCGCGTCTTGCGTACTCGGCGCGGTGATCTGGACTACATCATTGGTAGCGAAAGTCGTCTCCGTCGAGGTGATCGCTGCTACCTTCGCGCCAGATCCAGGGGAGAAGGTAATTGAGGCAATCGTTATCGAGGAGAAATCGGTTCCGCTCCACGTCTCCTTGGTCACAAGGAACGTCGCTCCGCCGGTTGTCGCTACCCTGGAACTCGCGGCATGACCAAGCCCGGAGCCGAGCAGTTTACATGCTTGGTTCATCGGCTTGCGGTAGACAACGGCGCCCGCCGCCGGCTTGCCGGCAATGTAGGGGTCGACGGTGAAGACTGTCGTGCCGCCGCCTCCGCCGCCGGTGATAATCGTAGTCCCGCCGCCGCCTCCGCCGAGGGTCACGCCATCAACGATGCGGCTATTTCGTAGGTCACCATAAGAGATGAACGTTCCAGGCTGTCCGCTGGTTCGTTGATAGGTAACCCGCGCCAGCGCTCGTCCGGCTACCTTCAGGAACCCTGGTAACTGCATGCTGTCAATCGTTACGGCTTCAGCATCTGCCTGCGTGGCATATTGTGCCTGCCCAGCGACCGAATAGACGATGCCATCGCAGATGAAGAGAAATATATTCGTGTAATAGCCAATCGTGACATTCGCCTGGAGACCGCCGTTGTCATACCCAAGGGACGTGCCGTAAATGAGCCTGATATCGCTCGACGCGGATAAGTTCTGATTCCATGACAACTCTTGCCGGCGCCGGAAAATCGCTGCGGTCGTGATCGGCGATGCCACGGTGTAGCCATAACCATTGACCACGTGGCGACCGGCGGCGAGCGAGAATGACCCATCGGTGGAGCCGAACGTCATCGCGTATCCGTTGTCGATCCATGCGCCGATCTGGCGAGACTGGAACTCCCACTCGTAGAATGACTTTCTATATGGGAACCGACAGTCAACCACGACGCCTAGCCCGCCGTTAACGTTATACTCGACTACGGCAACCGGAGCGTTTGCGCCATTGAAACCCCACTTTGTAGTGGAAGCAACAAGATTTCCAGACGAATTGAAGTAAATATAGTAAGTGCCAGTAGTATTTGCGTTCACAACTGTCTTATCAGTCGTGATCGTTAGCTTCGTTCCGCCAACCCATACATCGTAATTGCTCACACGAGTGATGGTAAACGTCCGCGTTCCTTGTACATATCCAATAGTTTGCAGAGTAGTGTCGACGATGCCATTATAGCGGGTGTAGCTGATAGCGGTTGCCGTGTCGGACGGCATCGCCAGCATACCTTGCACTGTTGCCGGCGACAGGCTCTCGATTGCCCCGGTGCCCGCTGTGGTGCGGCCACCAATGGTTCCCGATGTAAACGATGGGGATGACCCCCACGTCTGGGCAGCTAGCTTCGCCTGGGCCGGAGACAAAACCATTGGCGTGGTACTGCTGCCGGTGGTGATATCGGTATTGGTCGCGGCGGTCTCGGCTGGGGCGAATGTGGTGACGGCATCTTTGATCTGCTTCGGCGAGACGGTCCGCGTCGAGGTAACCGTTCCGGCCGCGATCTCTCCATCTGATGCCGCAGCGACGCCTGCGGGAGCGAACGCGAGAACGGCGTCTTTGATCTGCTTCGGAGAGACGGTGCGGGTATCCGTCACAGTCCCAGCCGCGATTTCCCCGTCGGTAGCTGATGCAACGCCGATCGTCGCGCCTGTAGGAATGTAGACACGAAGGTTTGCAAGCACAGGGTCAGTTGTTCCATCACCTCCCCATAAAACTAGCCATAGGCGGGAAAGACCAGTTACAGACTGGCACGCAGACGGAACATCCACCTCTTGATCGATGATCGCGCTTGCCGTGGAGTCGATCAGCCAAGCATCCCAATTAGTCGCCGTTGTGCTATCTGGAGCAGTCGAGTTATTTGCTGGCTCTGCATCTCCATTTGACATTATCCATGTTGACGACGTGGTATTGACGCAGAACTTAACGGCAACACGAGCTCCGGTTGCGCCAGCAGTAGAAATTTTTCCTCGGAGCTTGATCTTTGTGACCCCGTATAACGATACCTCCAGCGGAATAATTGCCGTCGAGGCAGGGTTCTTTACCGCAGCCGGCATATCGGTAAGAGTAAGGACGGTATTGCCGGTGGTAAAAGTTCCTATTAACACCTCATTGATGGGGATTAGGCCATCAAGCTTCGACTTATCGGCCGCTGGAAGCAGCCCTTTCGCACCGGTAGTCGCTACTGGCAACTCGGCGACCGCCTCAGCCGCCGTCAGAATGGTTAGTGCGCCAGTGCCATCCGCCGCCTTACGCCCGGCGATAGACCCCGCAGCGACAGAGCGCAGTTTGGCCGCCTCGGCAGTGGTGATAGCAAGACGCCCGCTTGATGCCGAACTGTCTGCCGCGTCATCAAGGGTAAGAGTGATCGCTCCGGTACGGCTGGCCACAGACGTTACCGGGATCAACGCGGTTACCGTGTCCTTGACCTGCTTTGGGGAAATGGTGCGGGTCGTCGTCTCGGTGCCAGCCGACATTTCTCCATCGGTAGCTGCGACTGGGCCGAATGTCTGCACGGACAACTTGACCTGGGCCGGAGAGACAGTGCGCGTGTCCGTGACCATCCCAGCGATGATCTCGTTGTTGGTCGCCGACGGCGCGCCGGCGGCATCAAGAGCCGCCTGCAACCCGGAAATCTGACTGATTGCATGGGAGTCGTCGTTGCCATGCACCGCGGCAAGCGCATCGCCATCTACGCCCTGGTCAACGGGAACGCTGGTCTGCACCCAGACGCCGCCCTCGTAGGTGATATAGATCGACTCATCAGTCGCGCGCACTTGTGCGCCGGCGATCGGCGTCAACAACGTCCATGCCGTCCCCGACCACTGAAGCATCGAGGCATCTGGAAATCCCCATGCCGTCGAACTGTTGTCTAGGACGATATAGATGTCGCCAGTAACGGGGGTATCTGGGGGGGTCGTAACCGAACGGCTTACGATCGAGCTCGGA